CAGCTACAGAAATGCGTTTTGGCTTTGAAGTAACTATGTACGTAATGAACAAATAATGGTTATCGTAACAGACTGCTATTAAATTAAGGGGCTTCGGCCCCTTTTTGTTGTATAATACTTGCAAATAGTATGCATTCAGGTATTATTTGAATATCCGGGTATAACCGGTTTATTAGACTGTCCCGGCAGACTCATATAAGACTAATAAACTTAACTCTATATGGAGAAAATCAAATGGCAAGAACTACTTTTTCAGGCCCGGTTCGGGCTGGTTATCAAGGCGGGGACACAAGCTCGCAACAACCTTTAACCCCTACTACTATCAATAATGGTAATGTAATCCCAGTTGATGAAGGAACGGCGGCTTCTGGTTTCTATTCACGTGTAATGCCAACCACAGGTTTTGGTTCAAGCGATTACGCAGTTCCTGGTGAGGCTTTTTCTGTATTCGGACGTGTCCAATGCGGTGCTCCCTTTTCTGCAGCTCCTACTACTACTTTTAATCACATGGCGGGTACAGTAGGTGAGTTCGCAGTTATCGGTACATATAATAACTTTGGTCTAATGGCTGGTGTAATGGGTACTATTAATACCAATACCCTGTCAGGTGATGCTGCTGTTATGGCGTTTATGGATGGCGATTCTGGTGTAACTACCGCTCGTTGCGCTTATGGTGTTGCAATGGCTCAAACTACTGCTGGTTCTGGTTTTGAATACGGTATTGACTTGAAGATGCAAGACCCCGTTCTTGATGCTGGTGGTCCTGTTAGCGTTAAACCATACACCAAAGCTAATATCCGTATGGAAAATGACGTTGTTGTAATGACTGGTGCAGGTGCTCCTGTAGACGGTACAACAGGTGACAACTTTGCAGGTCCAGGTTCTTTATTTGTAGATATTACAGGTGCAAACTTATACATACAAACTAGTCTTATCACTACCCCTGTATGGAAACTTGTAACAAGAGCTTCGTAATTAAACTCTGGGGGCGCTTAGCCCCCTTCTAAAACTTAAAGGAGATTAATTATGGCAATGCAATATGACGTAAATTCAGCAACGGCTGTGGCTAATGCTACAACTACTATTTTTGCTAGCGCAGCTCGTATCAAAGGTATATTAATTAATTATACTGCAGCGGCTACGTTAACAATTAATGACGGTACATCAGGTACAGCCAAATTCACTTATACTGCTCCAGCAGGCGCAGCGGGTTCTGTTTATGTAGCAATTCCTGGTGAAGGAATTCGTTGTGCTACTAATATTTCTGCTGTAGCTAGTTCTGGTTTAACAGCTCAAGTATTTTATGGCTAGTAAGAAAAAAGGTCCTAGCTTAGCAATCGGACGTGGTGAGAAACTTCCTGTATCGAAAGGTGCAGGACTCACGGCTAAAGGTCGTGCAAAATATAACGCAGCTACTGGGTCAAACCTCAAGGCTCCTCAACCACAAGGTGGCGCTCGTAAGAGATCGTTTTGTGCTAGGATGTCTGGTATGCCCGGTCCTATGAAAGATGAAAAAGGTAGACCTACTAGGAAAGCCGCATCACTAAAAAGGTGGAAATGCTAATGAGTACAGAACGAGAACTTGCCGAACATGGCGTTGAAATTAAACACATTCAAACAGACGTAGACACCCTTATGGAAGATATGAACGAGTTAAAGAAAAGGCTTGATGCTATTGAGTCGGCTCTTAACGAAATCAAAGGTGGTTGGAAAGTATTTATATTTATTGCAGGGATAGCTTCAGCAGTTGTAAGTTGGGCAGTTACACATTGGTTTAAGTAGGAGATACTATGAAATCATTTATAGATAAAATATTTAGGAAAAGAAAATCAGATGCTGAACAAATTGAAGAAAATAAAAAAGTACTTGCAGAACAAATTGAAACAGCTATTAAAAATAAAATAGCGAAAGACGAAGCTACAGAAGTTGCAGTAGAAGCAATAAATGAAGAAGTAAAAGAAGTTATTAAAAAAGAAGAAGTGAAAAAAGAAGAAGTAGTTATTTACCCACAACCTAATCACTTTTCAGGTTGCAATTGTTTTAAATGTGTAAGATGGAAAAATCAAAATGCCAAGTAAATCTAAGAAGCAACATAATTTAATGGCAGCTGTAGCTAACAACCCAGCCTTCGCTAAGAAAGTTGGTATATCAAAATCAGTAGGAGAAGAGTTTATGAAAGCAGATAAAACTAAGAAGTTTGGATCAGGTGGAGCACTTAAAGAAGTTGACGCGAGTGACAATCCTGGATTATCAAAATTACCAACGGAGGTTAGAAATAAAATGGGCTACATGAAAAAAGGCGGTATGGCTAAAAAAGGTATGCATAAAATGGCAGACGGAAAAATGATGAAAGATTCTGATATGCCAAAAAAGAAAATGAAAATGGGTGGCATGGCTTATAAAGAAGGTGGCAAGGCAGACATGGCTCAAGATAAAAAGACAGTTAAAAAAGCTGTAGGCATGCATGAGAAACAACTTCATGGCGGTAAGAAGTCAGACTTAGCTAAACTTAAAAATGGTGGTATGGCTAAGATGAAATCTGGCGGTATGGCTAAGTGCGCTAAAGGCGGTGGTATTGAAGTTCGCGGTAAAACAAAAGGCAAGATGTGCTAGGAGAATAATATGGCAGTTATTGAAAAAATTAAAAAGTTTGTTAAGGATATTACGCCTCCATCAAAAGAACAAAAAGCTAAAATTGAAGAAAAGCAAATGAAAATGGAAGAAATGAAAGATCCAGAAGCTTATCGTAAAAATAAAGCTATGTATGATGTAAGTACAGAAGTTAAAAAGTTTGATGAGAATTATAAAAAAGGTGGGGTAGTTAAAGATTTAAAAAAAGCCGGCTTTTATGATGCAAAGAAAGACAAAGCTAAACGCCTAAGCATTATCAATAAAGTTACAACTAAACCTGAACGAATAGAAATGGTTGATAAAATGTTTTCAGCTAAAAAAATGGCTAAAGGTGGTACCGCTTCATCTCGTGCAGATGGTTGTGCAGTTAGAGGAAAGACAAAAGCATGAGACCTTCACGCGGTATGGGCGCTATAAACAAATCTAAAATGCCTAAAGGTAAAACTATAAAACGCCGTGATGACACAGACTTTACTGAGTATAAAAAAGGTGGAGAAGTTAAAATGGCGGGTGGTGGACTTTATGCCAACATCGCTGCAAAGAAACGACGTATTGCTCAAGGCTCAGGTGAAAAGATGCGTAGTGCAGGATCTGAAGGCGCTCCTAAAAAAGGTGACTTTGCTAATGCTGCTAAAACCGCGTCATACAAAGAAGGCGGAGCTACTAAGTCTAAAGTGAATCAATCAGGTAACTACACAAAACCAAGCTTACGTAAAAGAATATTTAATAGTATTAAAGCCTCTGCCGTGCAAGGTACAGGTGCAGGTCAATGGTCAGCACGTAAGGCTCAACTCATGGCTAAACGATATAAAGCTGCAGGTGGTGGTTACAAGTGAAATGGTCTGACAGCCGTAAAAAATCTGTTGACTGTAAGAACCCTAAAGGATTTTCTGAAAAGGCTCATTGTGCAGGGCGTAAAAAGAAAATGGCAAGCGGTGGCTTAGCTAAACCACAACAGTCTCTTAAATCTTGGGGCGAACAAAAGTGGAGAACTAAGTCAGGTAAAAAGTCTAGTGAGACAGGCGAAAGATATCTACCTGAAAATGCTATTAAGGCATTAAGTCCACAAGAATATGCAGCAACAACAAAAGCAAAAAGGGCAGGTAAAGCTAAAGGCAAACAGTTTGTAGCTCAGCCTAAATCTATTAAACAAAAAGTAAAACCTTTTAGAAAAATATAATTATGGTAGATAGAACCACAGGGCAGACGAGTTTTAACTTAGATTTAAACAATCTTGTTGAAGATGCATTTGAACGTTGCGGACAAGAGTTGCGTACTGGGTATGATCTACGTACTGCACGTCGTTCACTAAATCTAATGACGATTGAATGGGCTAATCGTGGTATTAACCTGTGGACTGTAGAACCGGGTCAAATTAATTTAACTCAAAATCGTTTTATGTATCCTTTGCCTACCGACAC